TAATCCAATCAGTTTGCATTGGACAGTTCACCCTGAAAGAGATCAAATTTGGAGAGATGAACAAACAAAATTATTAGGACCAAAGATAGCAGCACAAGAGTGTGATTGTGACTTTATATCTTCCGGTGATACTGTTATAGACCCAGAAACCCTAATGTTCTACAAAGAAACATATTGCCAAACTCCTGTAGAAAAGGGATACATTGATAGTAATCTTTGGAAATGGGAATACCCTGATTTTAATAAATCATATATGGTTGTAGCGGACGTTGCCAGAGGTGATGGAGCTGACTTTTCAACTGCTCACGTAATCGATATAGATAGTTCAACTCAAGTTGCTGAATATAAAGGAAAAATTGAAACCAAAGATTTTGGTAATTTTTTAGTATCTCTTTCAACCGAATATAATGATGCTTTACTTGTAATAGAGAACGCAAATATTGGGTGGGCTTGTATTCAGCAAGTAATCGATAGAGGGTATAAAAACTTATTCTATATGAGTAAGGATTTAAAATATGTGGATGTTGAACATCAAATGAGTAATAGATATAGAGCAGAAGAGAAAGGATTGGTAGCTGGGTTTTCAACCACTTCTAAGACTAGACCTTTAATCATATCTAAATTGGATGAGTATTTTAGAGAAAAATCAATAGTAGTTCGTTCTACTCGTTTAATAGATGAATTATTTACATTCATATTTCACAATGGTAGAGCTGAAGCTATGAGAGGTTATAATGATGACTTGGTAATGGCATTTGCAATTGGGTTATGGGTTAGAGATACGGCACTTCGATTAAAACAACAAGGTATTAGTTTGACAAAACATGCTTTAAGTGGTATTGCAACTAATACATTTGATGGGGTATATGGTGGTAGTAATTTAGATACTAACCCATGGGCGATGAAGCTTGGTAATGGAGAAATGGAAGATTTATCAAAATGGTTATAGTTTTATTAGTTTTTTTGATATTTATATAATATATTTAACCATTCTATCAATATAAAAATATGATCAGATTAATGAATATCCTTAAGGAAGATGAATATGTAGATAATGCATATTCTAAAGGAAATGAACCAATTGATAACCCGATTGATGATTACGATGAATTGGATGTTGAGCAAGAAGATATGGATGATTTCATAAACTTCTTAAAAGCATATTCAACTCAATTAGATGAAGCAGAATATCAGGGTAGAGAAGTGAAGTTGGGTAAACCAATGCAAGGTGATGTTAAGAAGTTTAAGGTATATGTAAAAAATCCTAAGACTGATAAAGTTATTAAGGTAAACTTTGGGCAGAAGGGAATGGTAATTAAGAAGGATAATCCTGAGGCTAGGAAATCATTTAGAGCTAGAATGAATTGTGATAATCCGGGTCCAAGAACAAAGGCAAACTATTGGAGTTGTCGTAAATGGTAAAAATATACAAAATAAAGGTTATACAGATAAAAGAATAAAATATGGCAGAGCAAAACGATGATAGGTCCTTTTTTGGTAGGTTGAAGAAACTCTTTTCAACAACTGCGGTAGTCCGTATTGATGATAAGGGTAGGAGAAGAGTTGTCGATGTAGATGAAAGACAGACAAATACAAATCTATTACAATTAAGAGATAGATACACAAAGTTGCAAAAATCTTTCTATGAAACTTCAGCTGGAGCTCAATCAATGGCATACCATCAGGTTCGTAGAGAATTATTCAGAGATTATGATGCAATGGATAATGATCCTATTATAGCATCTGCATTGGATATATACGCTGATGAATCTACAACTAAAGATGAGTTTGGACAAGTATTAACTATACGTTCTTCGAACGAAAATGTAAAAGAAATACTACATAACTTATTCTATGATGTAATTAATATAGAATTCAATTTATGGCCTTGGACAAGAAACTTGGTAAAATATGGTGATTTCTTTTTAGGATTGGAAATAGCAGAAGGTAAGGGAGTTATAAATGTAATTCCACAATCTATATACTATTCTGAAAGATTAGAAGGTGCTGATCCAAACAATGCAAACTATGTAAAGTTTAAAGTGGAAATGGATAGGACTGGTAAGGGTGAGTGGGAAAATTATGAAATGGCCCATTTCCGTTTATTATCAGATACCAACTTCTTACCTTATGGTAAATCTATGATTGAATCTGCAAGAAGAATTTGGAAACAATTATCACTTATGGAAGATGCGATGTTAATCCATCGTATTATGAGAGCACCTGAAAAAAGGGTGTTCAAAATTGATATTGGTAATATTCCACCAACTGAAGTGGATAACTATATGCAGAAGATTATTAATAAAATGAAGAAAGTTCCTTTTGTTAATAAAGATACTGGTGATTACAACTTAAAATATAACATGCAAAACCTTACGGAAGATTTCTTCTTACCGGTAAGGGGTGGTGATAGTGGAACATCTATTGATAATTTAGGTGGATTGGATTATGCAGCTATTGATGATATTGAATATCTAAAGGCTAAATTATTCGCAGCATTGAGAGTTCCAAAAGCCTATCTATCATTTGATGAGAACGTTAATGGTAAAGCTACCTTAGCTGCAGAAGATGTTCGTTTCGCAAGAACAATCGAAAGAATCCAAAGAACAATAGTAAGTGAATTGACAAAGGTGGCAATCGTTCACCTCGCATCTCAGGGTATTGAAGATTCCGAAATGGTAAATTTTGAATTATCACTAACAAATGCTTCTACAATCTATGAGCAAGAGAAAGTAAACTTGTGGAGTGAGAAAGTAAGGTTAGCAACTGATATGGCAGGATTGAAAATGCTATCTAAAGATTGGATATACCACAATATATTTGGTATGAGTACGGATGATTCTAAGAATGAAAGAGGTAAAGTAATAAACGATATTAAAGATACATTCAGACACAATTCTATAGAAAACGAAGGAAATGACCCGGCAAACCCACCAAAACAACAAAACGTTGAGGGTGAATTGGAAGAGTTGAAAACTAAAATGAATAACGAAGTTAATCCCGATTTAGGTGGTAGACCTCGTGAAGGTAATACTTATGGTAAAGATAAACATCCATATGGTAGAGACCCTTTAGGTGACAAAGAAAACCATAAAGAAAGGAAGAGAGATGTATATGTTTCAACAAACACAAAAAAAATAGCAAGAGAATATATAAATGGAATATCATCTAAAAAGAAGGTTTTGAACGAAAAAAAAGAAAAAACCGACCTTTTGGATGAAAAAAACTTATTAGATGATACTAAATTTTAATAAAGAATAAAATTTTTATATTTATATGTGTTATATAGAATTCTAAAACAATTATAGGGTAAAATAAATGAAAAAAATAAAGCACTCAAAAGTTAAGAATACTGGGGTGTTATTTGAACTTTTAGTAAGACAGATAACATTAGAGGTTCTTAATGGGGACAAGACCGAAAACGCAAAAAGAATCGTTAAGGAATTCTTCGCTTCCGGAAAAGAACTAAATAAAGAACTACGTCTTTATGAATTATTAATTAAAGAAAAATATAGTTCTGAAACTAGAGCAGAGAAGTTTGTAGATACTGTTTGCGAAGCGTATTCAAAATTGGATGCAATTAAATTAAATAAGGAAAAATATAACCTTATTAAGCAAATTAAAGAAAGTTTCGATTCAGAGCAATTCCTTTCATCTCCTATAACTAATTACAAAGTTTTGGCGTCTATATACAAAGTGTTTGAATCTCAAAAAGAGCAGGATTTGGATATTAAAGATATATTTAATTCTAAAGTTACCCTAATAGAAAATATAACTTCTAAACCAGTATCTAAAATAATAAAAAAAGATGATGAGGCTGAACAATTAGTTGAGATGTATAAAAAGCAGGATAAAGATATTCGTTTGTTGACATATAAGATTTTAGTAGAAACATTCAACAAAAAATATACTAACTTAGATTCTAAACAAAAAGAGGTATTAAGAGAATATATTAATAATATAACTAATACATCTAAATTCAAAGATTATTTTACAGAAGAACTAAAATCTACAATTTCTGAATTAAATTCAGTTAATAAGAAAATAACTGATAAGGTTACTACTATTAAATTGAATGAAACAGTATCTGTTTTAAAAGGACAGAAGTTGGGTAGAAGTGTATCTGATAATCAAGTTTCTATTTTACTACTTTCGCAAGAATTATTAAAGGAATTAAAATCAAAAGTTGATGGAAAATAAATTAAAAGAATTAGTAAGAAATCTAGTTAAAGAAATAGAATCAGAAAAGGAATTGGAAGAAGCATCCACTACAGGTGGTATTGTTGGATATAATACTCCAGCTGCATTTACAAAACCTGGTTCTGAAAAGAAAAAGAACAAACAAATGGCTAAATCAAGTGGAGAAGGTCATACCATCGTTGGTGAGGGTGTTAATCGTTGGAATGCACTAAAACAAAACGAAGGAACTCCAAATCAAAAAATAGGTGTGGGTATTCGTAATATGAGAAGCCAATTGCAAGAAATTGAACAATTTATTGAATGGTATAGTAAATTGAAAACCGAAAATGGTTTAAGTAGTAATGATTATTGGAAAAGAACTCAAAGACACTTAAATGTTATTAGAGAGAGATTAAATAAAATATCCGCAAAAATAACAAATTTATCAGCATAAACAAAACAAAGATGAATAGAGCTCAGCTAAAAGAATTAGTAAAAAATATTATGGGTGAAGAATCTGAGTATCAGACCTTCTTCCAAAAAGCATTGGAAAAAGCTGGTAAATCTATACCATCTATGTCTGATGATGAGAAAAAAGCATTCTTTAATAAGATTGATTCTACTTGGGATGGTAAGGGTGAAAAGAATGAAGGTAACGCATTTGGTGCCGCTGTAACCGCTGCTAAAAAGGCTGGTGAAGATAAATTTGAAGTTGGTGGTGAAACATACAAAGTAGAAGAGGAATTAGTTGGTGGACAAAAGAAATTAGATATAGATGGTGATGGGGAGATAGAAGCTTCTGATTTAGCAGATTTAAGAGCTGGTAAAAAAGCAGATGAAGCTATGGAACTACCATCAGCAACAATCCCATCAGCAATTAAATCAAAGTTAATGATGGCTATTGATAAAATCAAAGATTCTAATTTAACTTATAATCAAAAGATTCAAGTAGTTGGACAAGTAATGGATAGTTTAGGAATTGATAAAGCCGAATTTAATAAGATGGCTTCTAAGTTAAAAGGAACTATGGAATCAGTAAATGAATCTGCTGAAATCTTGAAACCAGGAACAAAAGTAAAACTTCGTGGTGGTAAAACTGGTAAAGTTGTTCGT